AGGAGATAAAGAATTTGTACTAAGATTTGCACTAACAGATTGAGCCGATCCTATGAGAGACCGAGATCCAGGAATGACGGCCGAGGTTGTGGAATAATAACGGACGGTCACAGCTGTGGAAGGAGCAGCCGACCAATAACAACTTAAGTCTGTGCTATCAGTGGTTAATTGATCCATGCTTACATTCGTGACGGGAGATGGCATCGCAATGGAACTGATGGTGGATACAGTAGGCTCGCCTGTATAGGTTCCAGTCAAATAATAGAGTGTGGACGCATAAGGTGTGACTCCAATAGAGACAGTGCTTGTTCCTGCACTTGTTGACACTGTACTGATTAACCCGCCTCCTGTAGCCGTTGTCACATTTGTAGAATAGAAGGATAGGGTGATGGAGGAGTTGTAAGCAACGACCCAATTTGCTGTGAGGGAGCTGGCAAAAGCCGTGAGAGTGCTGAGATAGAGAGAGGAGATAGGATTGAGACCTTTCGTGGCACTTGAAGTTGTAACATTGGGTTGTCCCGCAGATCGGCCTACAATGTAGTAGTAAGCTCCATCATACGGCTGAACATCAATGGTGGCGTTCGAAGCTGAACCAGCAGGAACTAATACAGTGCGGATTAAGGAGCCACCTGTACTCACAGCCGTAGCGGTGCTATAGAAATCAAGATATACATTTACTGAAGGTGTGATTTGGAAGGAGCCTGTAAGAGAATGAGATTCATAGGTAAGAGATGAAATAGTTACATTGCTAAGTGGATTAGGTCCGATCAGTGTTGAGGTGAACTTAGCAATTGTTCCAGTGGAGTAAGTTATTCCAGCAAAATAATAAGATCCTGTGCTGATTGTTGTATTATATGTAATAGAAGAAATACTGCTATTTGTTGTATGTAGTAGTGGTCCCAAGGTGCTAAATACACCTGTAGGATTCGCAGAGTTTGCTACATAGAATTGGATATCTGCTGGATAAGGTGGGGATGATCTCCAAATTGCAGTCAACGAAGGTGCTTGAGACACAAGACTGCTCAAGGTAAAAGGAGCATACACAGGAGTTGATACTTTTGCTGGACTTGCTGAAAAAGCCCTGTTGATATCGAGTACATTTAAATCTGCACTGTACCATACATTTGGAAGCAAAGGATAATTCAAAGTGGATAAGGCAGCGAATTGTGCACTAGGATCAATATACACCAAAGTGCTAAGTTCTGTGCGACCAGTATTCAAATTTGTAGTATTTGAATAGAATTGCGCAGTTGTGCTGTAGGATCCATTTGTTGAAAAATTTACACGCATGTCTCCAGAATATAAGGTCAGATCCGTCATGTTTGCTGATTGAATTGTGGGATAATCGTAATAAGAGGTCGCAGAAGAATACTGCGTTCCACCGATTAATCCAACCGTTCCAAAATAATAATATCCTTGGTGTAATGGTACTGTTTGGGTCTTTGATGTTGTAGGGGGTGACACAATGGTTGAGACCGCAATCGTACTTGCATTTAAAAAGACATCATTTGCAGATGTTTGGTAAAAGGTGACTTGTACATCAAATGTGTCTGGTACTTCCTCCCATGTGATAGTCAAGGAGGTTGCTGCGGGGGTTAATGTTGATAATTGAACATTTTGTACAGCCACGGGATATTTGTCGGCGTAAGACGACACATTTTGTAAGACTTCTGTACCAGACAATGCGCGTCCGTAAATGAGCACTTGGCCTATTTCACCTGTAATATAGCTGGAACTATTCCATCCACGACCAATGCGATAGTATTTGTTTAACGCAGAAGATGCTTTAGCGGAGTAATTGGAAGACCCAATGGAATATCCATCAATATAGGTTGTAAGAGCCAAGCCATTCCATGTGATCGCCATGTTGTGCCATTCGTTATTTGCGTATGTATAGGGTTTGCCAATATACGACAAACTGCTGTAAAATCCACCAGCATAAATACCATCCCCGTTAGGAGAATATAGGGCCATATTTATGGTAGATCCTGACAGTGTTTCTGTCACAATGGCTGCATTTTGCGCCGGATTTCCTGTTTGCTTGTACCAGGTTTGTAAGGTAAAGGTGGAATGCGATCCAATTCCGGTAGGACCTGTGGGAGGAAAACGCCAATTGGTAGAGCCGTTCAAGACAAGGCCGTTACCAGCCGCATTCAAGGTCGCTGTGCCATTTTCAATCACAGCATTGTAATTGTTGCCACTGCGATCCGGCCATGCGCCATAGCCAGGGTAGGATTCTACAGACAAGTAGACAATCAGATCCGTGGCATTTACACTGGGAATTATTAGATAGGGTGTAAATACAGGAATGCTGTATCCAGGATCATTCACGGCATAGGCGGCAAATCTGTATTGAGAGGCGGCATTCAAGGACGAAATTAGAACATTGCTTAAATACGGATATTGAGATCGTGCAAGGATGGTGTCTGCTGCGTTACAACTGAAGGCTTTCGCAACAAACCATTCGATGGGAGGTACAGCAACGACTCCTGAAGACACCCAGGTGACAAGGGCGGATGTGTCGGATTGCGGATAGACAGCCACGGACGCTACTTGTTGTGGTTTGAAGCCCGGAGCGACACGGCGAAACAGTGTCACGGCGCTTGAAAATCCGAGATCGTTTTGTGCTGTGATCCCATAGGTATATTTGATGCCGTTTGTCATGGAGGACATGATGGTGGTTGTATATTCACCGTAAGTTGTGAAAGGAGTGTTGACTGTAACTGTACTGACAGGTGGAAAGCCACCACTTGCGTCAACTAATGATATTGTATAGGTGGAAATATAGGAAGCACCTGATCCAAAGGAGGGAGGTGGATACCAATAGAATTGAAGTGTACGATCGGTCGCCTTTGGCCTTATTAATAAAGGAGGCACTGGAGGGTCCGCCATGGGTTCTATTCATCCTATGGAAATTAGACCTGTGAATCTTCCTAGACGGTGCGTATAAACTCCCACGACATGTCTTCACAGATCTTTTGCCAGATCTTATCCTGCATGTACAGTTTCTCTCGGCTTTTCAGCAGGGGGAAGCAGGGTAGGTACTCATCCAATTCGAGTAGTTCGCAGAACTTGTACAGAACAAAGGAATATGACAGGAAATTACTGCGTTTCTTAGGACAGTGTTTGACAAAGGAGAACTGTATTTCCTTAAACATGAATCGTAGTTTCTCTTCAACCTCTCTTGAAAGTACAGGAGCCGATACACCGTTCAAACGATTCAAGATATGTGCCACATGGTCATAACACCGATGAAGTTTCAACTTCTTAATGACTTCCTTGAGTTTGGACGGTTTGACCTTGCTCATATCCGTGATGCGTTCCTTACGAAGTTCGGTCTTGATCTGATCGAGAACTGCCGCCGAAATTTCTGTGGTTTCCTTGGCTTGGAACTGAGCCAGCCACTCGTTTAAGTGATTAATTTTCTTGTAGGCGTAATAGGACATTTCACGGGGAGGATCCTTATAAGAGGGTTTTTCAGAATCAACGAGAATCATATCACGGTGCCCGCATTGAGGGCAGTCCAAGAAGGTGTCATTAAAGTACATCTCTGTATCGCAGATGGGACAGTTACCAAAGTCTTCTGACATACTGTTGGCAATGGCGACATCTGTCACAGTTCCATCAGGGTCTAGTGCCTGCATGTAGGTTTCGAGGGCCTTATCTCGCTTGAATCCCATGGTATTATCGATGCTGGAGGCAGTTTTGGTCTTCTTAGGTTCCTGTACACTCAATGTATTGTGTTGTTCCGTCTCAGGTTTTTGTGTGAAATACGCACAGACGCTGTTGTTTGGGATGCGACTCTTCTTGCCAGGTGTTGGATCATAGGGTGCCTCACCGGATGCTATACGTTCTTGTGCGTCGGTATAGGAAAAGAGAATATTGCCGACTCGTAAAAAATAATCAGCGACCGTGCTTCCACTTTCTAAACCAGCAATTTTTGTTTCTAATTCTTGAATTTGTGTTTCAAGGCGACTATGTTTCATCAAGGTCTGAATGTCTTGGACTTGAGCAAGGATGTGGGGACTAGTGTAATCCCGTTCCGCAATCGCAAGTTCTTGTTTCATAGCCTTTAATTTTGTGCGCAATTCTGGAAGATTGTTTTTTTCATCGGCAAAGGTGGTAAGTTGCTGGGAGTGTAAAGATTCAAGTGTTTTCGCACTTTCCGTCACTTTTGCTACCTTTGCTGTCGGAGGGAGATCTTCCTTACACAATAACTGATCGAGGGACACCTGTGACATTGTCTACTTGTTGTAGGGAAAGCATGTTTAGATAGTAGGGAAGTCCTATACGCAGTTACGTGCGTCGTGCGGTCTATTTCATAACAAGAGGTTCCCGGAGTGTTTCCGTCATTTTTTGGAAAACTCCCGGAGTTAGCCAAAATTTTTTTCTTTTGGCAGGATATAAACCATGGGATCAGGAGGCCTTATGCAACTCGTCGCTTATGGCGCACAAGATATTTACCTTACGGGTAACCCACAGATCACCTCGACATATTGAAGGGGGTGGAAAAGCAATCGGGGGGTGCAAAGGGAATAAGCACCCCGGCAAGTCCGTTAGTGGTTCCACTTTGTCTGATGAGAGACAGCCACAGTTGCTAGTCGTTTTACAACGGCAACATTATCAAATTGCGGGAACACCCTAAAGTTTCTATTACTAACCCACCTCCGAAAGGAAGGTGGGGGCTGAGAACTGAACTCAGAGACAGTAAAAATATAGAAAATTGAGAAGTTGATGAGCACTTCGAAAATGGGCAATCCGCAGCCAAGTTCTAAGGGAACCTACGGTTCCCCTTTGACCCCTCCCTTTTTGGGAAAAATCAAAGGGCCGTGTGTTTCTATGAATGCAGTTCAGAGACTAAATGGTAGTGGGTAGGAGAATTCGGCGATTTCCTCTTTTTCCTTCTTTTTTGCTAAAAGCAAAAGGGAGGGGTTAAAGGGGAACCGTAGGTTCTCCTGCTTAAGTTATAGTCCAACCCCTCGGAGTGCGACGACACAGCCAACCTGTGTTCTATACATTGACGCAAAGCAATGTATGGGCTCCAATAAATTTCCCGAAAGGGAGGGTACACCTTGTCTTCAAGGTCGTCTACCGTCGCCACACTAACTTTGCCATGGAGGCCATTGAACAGACGTTCTCTGGTACGGCCAACTTTGGCAAGAAGGTCCAGTGCACGATCAGCCGCAACGGCGATCTGATCCACCGTGTCTACCTTCAGGCCACCCTCCCCCAGGTGGCTCTCCAGTCTTCTGACGGCTCTGGTGCGCAGTTCCGTTGGCTCAACTGGGTTGGCCACAACTTGATCAACAACGTGTATGTTGAGATTGGTGGTCAGCAGATCGACAAGCACTACGGTGATTGGCTCCACATCTGGAACGAGCTTACCCAGGAGGCGGGCAAGCAGGCCGGTTATGCCGAGATGGTGGGCAACGTTCCTGAGCTGGTGAACCTGCTCGTCCAGGGTGGCGAGGGCTGCGATGCCGCTTGCACGTACAACACGGAGCCCAACGCCCTCAACGAGGTCGCCTCTTGCGCCCCTGAGTACACTCTGTACATTCCTCTTCAGTTCTGGTTCTGCCGCAACCCTGGTCTTGCGCTTCCCCTGATCGCCCTCCAGTACCACGAGGTCAAGATCTGGCTGGAGTTTGAGCAGCTCGCCAACCTGTGCTTTGACTACTCCTCTGCCTCTGCGTCTTACCAGCACACCATCCGTGACCGTGTCGCCACCTCTGGCCTGGTCTCTGCGTCCCTGTATGTTGATTACATCTACCTCGACACGGATGAGCGCCGACGCTTCGCCCAGGTCTCCCACGAGTACCTGATTGAGCAGCTCCAGTTCACCGGCGGTGAGTCTGTGACCTCCTCTGCCAACAAGATCAAGATGAACTTCAACCACCCTTGCAAGGAGCTCGTGTGGGTTGTTCAGCGTGATTCTTTCGTGGACTGCGCCGATGCCACCATCAACCCCTTCAAGGGCCAGCAGCGCAACAACTACTCCGATTGGTGGGATCGCTCTGTGCTGGAGTCTGGCTACTCCGTGACCCGTGTGGAGGGCCTGGCGGGCTACAACCCTGTCGTGACGGCCAAGATCCAGCTCAACGGCCATGACCGATTTGATGAGCGTGAGGGCAAGTACTTCAACTTGGTCCAGCCTTACCAGCACCACACCAACATCCCCGCTGTTGGTATCAACGTGTACTCCTTTGCGCTCAAGCCTGAGGAGCACCAGCCCAGCGGCACCTGCAACTTCTCCCGTATCGACAATGCCACCCTCAACCTCACCCTCTCCAACAACACTGTCGGCTCTACTCTCTCTGCGCAGGTTCGCATCTATGCGGTTAACTACAACGTCCTAAGAATTATGAGTGGGATGGGCGGTAAATTTTCGGAACTCAAGAAGCGAGTTGCGAGGCTGCCAATAGTGCAAAGAAAAGTTTGTGCTAGTTATAAGGTCAAACTCTTTTAAAAGAGAGTTTGTAGCGACACTATCAAATTGCGGGAAAGTCCTGAGAAACCATTTGTACCGTCCTAGAGCCGAAAGGCCTGTCTAGTGACACCACAGGGAAACTTGTGGGTATGGTAAGAATCAAATGGGTAGGGATCATCCGCAGCCAAGTTCTAAGGTTGTGTAAACAACTATGAATGCAGTTCAGAGACTTAATGGTAGTGGGCGGTGAAAATCGCCTAAGATAAAGTCCGGCTCCTCAGAGATGAGGCTTCAAAGAGGAATTGTAATGTGTGCCTTACACATTACGAGGAGAGCTTTGAGGGATACACCCCGATCAGTGTATCAGAATGCGCGCTCGCATACTCCAACTAAACACACTTCCTTGTGTGTTATTTCACATTGTGTGGTGTTAGTCACAGTGTTTACCCATATCTACTTTTTGTAAACGTAGATGTGGACATTACGAAAATTGAATCTAGGTCCCTTGATGAACAACTCTCAAAATGGAGTCCGTTAAATGTAAGCATGAGACTTGTAGAAACAGCCCCAAGGAGATGATAGGCGGATATTGCCAAAAACATCAGCGGTGTCGTCTACACGGTGAAGGGCTAGCGCTCGGCAAATCCTTCTGTCGCAACTTCTTTCGGGGGTGCGACAGTGAAGTAGCAGAAGGAGTCAAAACGTGCGCTGGATGTTTAGCAAAGAACAAGGAAGGAAAAACAGCCTGTGCGCATGAAGGATGTAACTTTCAGGCGAAAGCAGATGATGCGTATTGTGGAAAGCATCAACGGGATAAAATCCGAGAGGAAGCAAAAACGAAAGGCATTAGGTATTGTGATATTGCAAGAGGCTGCATGAAAATCTTGGATAAAGACGCCGTCAAATGCGAGGCGTGTTTAGAAGTAGCTCGCAGAAATGAAAAGGTGCGATTTGATGAACGAGTTCTAGCGTCGGAAGTCTTACGTAACACCCTTAGTATATCCGCAAGATGTTGCGTGATGTGTGGGAAGGACTTTGAATGTTTCATGACGAAATATCATAAAGAAAGTGTGAAGTGTAGACATTGTCAAGAGACGATGCAGAAACAAGACGATAAACGACCGGATAGAGGTAGAATTTACAAAAAAGAAATGTTCCAATATTTGGAAACCTATTATCAACAATATACAAATGTTGCAAAACGTCGTGACATTTCCTTTGAGCTGACGTTAGAGCAGTTTGGTGATATGGTAAAGAAACCTTGTCACTATTGCAATTACATCAAGGAAGGTGAAGCGAATGGGATAGATCGTGTGGATAATGATAAAGGATATCATCTTGACAATTGTGTCGCTTGTTGCGGAATATGCAATCGTATGAAACACGCATATCACTTAGACTTCTTTCTTCAGAAGGTTATGCAAATTGCAACCAACACCCCACCATCTGCAGACTTTGTAACAACATGGCAACGGCATTATCCCCGCAAGGCAACATCGTTCAAACAGTATATATCAATGTCAGCTAAACGCAAGGTTCCTCTCAACCTTATCGAAACCCAATACAATGAAATCACACATAAACCCTGCTATCTCTGTGGTTATTCAAACACAGAAGGGATTGGAATCGACCGTATGGACAACTCGATCCGTGAATATACCTATGAAAATTGCCGACCTTGTTGTCATTCCTGTAACATTATGAAAGCCACTGTATCCTACCAAGAATTCATCGACAAATGTAAGGAAATCTCGACAAAGGTAAAAATTGATAGTGAGTCTTAATATTATCACAAACAACAAATGGAACTCAATCCCGACAGCCTCGCATCGAATGTATTAGACCCGTTCTCAAATCAGAAAACTCAAGCCAAGATCAATATTCGTATTCAACAGCGCAATGGCAAGAAATCCATCACCAC